CTTACTAAAAATTATTATCTATCTTTGAATTATAAAGAAAAAATAAAAACCTTGAGAAGGGCTTTAGATTTTAACCTCAATGTATTTTTTGTTATAGCAGATTACTATTTAAAAGCATCTGAAGAGGATGGAGGTCTTTCTAAAAAAATTATTGAGAGGGAAATGAAAATAGGATTAAGAAGAAAATACTACACTAAAACAGACACAAATGAGTAGAGACAATAGAGTACCGCATTACTACATGGGTAACAATGGTTATGAGGCTAGAAAAGTAGTTTCGGGATTTGACTTAAACTATAATATAGGAACCGCTGTTACCTATCTTTTGAGAGCCGAAAAGAAACACGCAAAACCAATAGAGTGCATCAAAAAAGCTATAGCACATTTGGAGTTTGAGTTAGAGAAAATAGAAGAAATAAAGCAAAAATAAAATGAGCTACTTACATCATTTAAAAAGACATAATCATTGTAGTAATTCTAGATGGATAGTTAAATACGACTCAAAAGAATTTGTTAGGGAAGTTAAACTTGTTTATAATCCTGATGAGTATAGCAGGGAAAACGCTAAAATTTATGGCAATAAGGCAAGAAAGCTTCACACTAAAGAAGAGTTGATAGAAGTGTTGGAGATAGAAAAGGAAAAACGAAATGGGTAAGCCTATATATAGGGTTATTATAGACTATGGATACCGCAACAGAGGTTCAGCTAGAGCGTTTCGTTATGGAAAAATTGATACCTTTGTGCTGACTAATGATTTGGAAATGATAAAAAAAGACGAAGGACTGATAGCAAGAATTAAAAGAGATACAAAAGCTAAAAAAAAGGATTTGGATATAAAATTTCAAAACATCTATATTGAGGGTCAATATGGAGAAACATCTTATTAAAACAAAACGATATGGAAACTTTATTATGTGTAGTTATTTTACTTTACTGTGTTTATTTAAACTTCAGGATTAGAGAAAATGCTGATGATATATCTGACTTAGAAGTTGATACAGATATATTAGAAACAATAATTGAAAAGAATTATGTTGAGTTAAGTAAAAGCATTAAAGAATGTAAATCTTCAAAACTTAAAGTAATTGAGAAACCAAGAAGAAGAAGTACAAAAAAGCGTAGTTAAATACTTGCAGTTTGCTTATCCTAAAGCTAGGTATTGTGCCAGCCTAGGAGGTATTAGAACTAGCTTTAAACAGGCTGTAAAAGCTAAAGCAACAGGATATGTTAAAGGCTTTCCTGATTTGCAGATATGCGTTCCTATGGAGAGGGGGGACATAGAGGGGGGGGTGTACCATGGACTCTTCCTTGAAATAAAAAAGGACAAAAAAGGATACGCAACAAAAGAACAGAAGGAATGGATAGAGTATCTTAACAGTCAGGGATACTGTGCAAGGGTAACAAAAGGAGTAGATGAAACCATTCAAGTTATAGATGACTATTTTAACAAAAAGATATGAGTATAAACATATATGAAAGAAAAGATAGGCGAGGAGGTGGATACGCCAAAAGAAAATTTACCTATGAAGAAGCACAAAAGATAAGATTGGAGTACGAAACAGGAGCATATACCCAAGAGCAGTTAGCAGAATCCTATCAAGTAAGTCAATCTATTATAAATAAAATCCTTAAATATAAAACTTATATAAAGGATTAAAGAGAGAGCGTTTCATAATACGCTTGTTTAGTTAGTTAAAAGGAAGAGTAGCCAGCATTTAAAAGTGTTGGCTATTTTTTTTTACGAAAATTTTTAAATTTTGTTTCAAAAAAATAAAAAACAAATTTTTTTTTGTGTGAAACTGCTAAACCCCCTGAAACTGCCAGGCCGTTGAAACTGCTGGGCCTGTTTAATATAGTAATAGGGCGTTTTGACCTACCTATTTTTCACAGCTGTGATTTTTACAGCTCTAAATTTTAAGCCATTAAAAAAAAAGATACTAACAAAATAATGTTTATAAATATTACAAATAATTTGCATAGTAATTCAAATTTATTTATATTTGCATTAGTATTAATTAAATTTTAAGACATGAAAACAGAAACAAAATTTTATCCGATTGATTGCGAGCTAGTAAAAAAAGAGCAAGCAAATTTTAAAAAATTCAAGCAAGAGCAAAAGACAATATTTTACAACAATCAACCATTTGAAGAGGTATTAATTCAGGCGGTTATTTTTGCAGTAAGTTTTGTATTTATAGCAACATTTTTAGTTGCTGTAATTACATTAATTTATAACTTATTAAGCTAATCAATTTTACTAACTAATTATTTAAAAATGAAAAAAGAAAACACCATTCAAAAAGCTATTAATTATCTAACAATATATTTAGATAAAAATGATAATTTTAATGAATTTAAATACATTTCAAAGTGTATAAATAATCCATTACAAACGGCATATATTAAGCAAGAAAAAATTAATTCTTTGTTAGAATATACAGACACAAAAATAAAAGGAACGACAGAACAAAGAAAAAAATATTTCACTAGCACTAGTATTAGCAAGCTATTAAATAAAATGTTTAAAGCAGAAAAAGCAAAAGAAGTAGAGCGCCTTAATACAGTTTCGGAAGATATACATAGCCAATTAAGAAAAGAATATTTACAAAATATTGAATTCTTTATTTGTGATGATGTTAGCGGGTTTTATAGCGAAGAGAATAAAAATTTCATTTATAATAAAAACGGCAGTTGCATGAGCGGAAAGCCTAGAAAGTTCTTTGACATATACAGTAATTTTATAAACACCAGAGTGCAAATAGTAGGTTTAAAAATGGGAATGTCAGTAGTTGCGCGGGGTTTATTTTGGAGCAAAGAAATTACAAAAGATATTATTTGCGAAAAATCAGGAAAGACAATCGGAGCAACAAAAGAAAAAAAATATTTTTTAGATAGGGTTTATGTATCAAATGAATTTCAAAATTCAAACTTTGAATCTTTGCAGTTGCAGTTATTCAGCTACATAAAAAGAGCTTATAAATTAGAGAATTTAAATTTCTTTAATAAGCAAAAAGTAAATAGCTTTTTACGTGATAGCTATGGAGAAAAAGCAAAGATAAAAAGTAATAGTTGTAACCCCGATTTCAGCATACAAATCAACCAAGATACATTCCATGAATTAGAATCGTATCCATATTTAGACTCGTTCAGATGGGGGGAGAATTTAAGCAATAATATCAAATTTGAAGCAACAGAAAATAATTGTGATTTCATTTTAGATTCAACAGAGGGGTATTTTACAGATGGAGAAGATAATGCTCTTTGTGATTGTTGCGGGGAGAGATTCCATGAAGATGATATTTACTATTCAGAATTAGAAGAGGAATATCTTTGTAATGATTGCGGAGTATATATTGAAGAGCGCGGAGAATCAGTAAGGCAAGAAAACGCAGTTTATAATGAGTACACAGGCGACTATCATTATTGCAGAGATTTAGACATATAACAGAGTATTAATAAAATCAAATGATCATGACAGAAGAAAATAAAATTATTTGTGTTTGTCCTTATTGCGCAAGCGATGACATAGAATTTTTAATTTGGTGGAATCCAAACGATACAACAAGTACAGCGCATGAGCTAGACAGAAACGGAGCAGGCATCGACCAACGCGGTTATTGTCATAGGTGCGAAAAAGACATTAAGTATTGCGATGAAGTACAAAAAAAGAATATTAATCAAATTATATAACATGACAGAATTAAAAAATATTGTTAATCAATTAGATGATATTTATAGAATTATATATTTTATAGATTTCAACAAAAAGCAAAAGAAACTTTTATTATCTTTAATTGATAAGTTGCAAAATGAACTAGAAAAAGCAAACAAATAAATAAAACTATGAGAAAAAAAAGAAAAATTTTAATAGAAGAATATTTGGATAAGTATGTAAAAGAATTAGAAGAACTATCCGATAAAGAATTAAAGAGTGATTATATAGGGTGGTTTCATTGGGAATATGATATTGAAGAATTAGAAGCAGTAGAAAGAGATGAAATGCTTCACGATTTGACAGAAGACAAAAGAAGATATTTAAAAGATTACAAAATAGAAGAATTAGAGGACTATATAAGTAACACTTGATAGCCACAAAACGAAGAAAAGGCAAACAGATAACGCCCAAATAAAAAGTTTATCTACTAACTAAATATTAAAATTTATGACATACAAAGCCAGGTTTTAATAAGTTCAACCAAATTCCTTTTAATGATTTTACAATAACAATATTGACTTTGATTCTAATCATTATGGGGTGTTAAAAAAAATGCAGATAGTAAAAATTATTTTTATGAAATGCTTTTTATTATCTGTTTTTTTTCTTTTTTTATGCAAGAAAAAGAACAAAAAGTTATTAAAAAAGTTTTTTTTCTTTGAATCCAACAAAAAAAAGATTGATTTTGAAATATTTTCAGTAAAAAGGGGTAAAAAAATGCAAAGTCCGTAATATTGAAAGTATTGATTTCTTAACCACATACACATACACGCACTAAACCTAAATCCAATTTCATAATTAGATATTCCATATAATTTTAGGAGGTAATAGTTGTATAGTTAGTTTTCCAAATTTAAACTTGAACATTGTGATTATTTTTTTAAGAAGGTTATCAAATATGCTAGTTGCGATATGAGCAACAGCGTATTCTATAAGAATCCAAAGGTATATGAAAAAAAATTAATTTTTAAGCAACTTTTGGAAGTTAAAATATAATAAAAATGGAATGGAATTCAATTTCATAATGATAGGGTATAGTAAGGGTATTGTATACTCTTAAATATAAATATCAATTAAAAGACAAAGTAAAATTTCTAGAAACTTCGTAGGATATATAAAATAAAATCTTTTATTTGTAGCTTAATATTAAGAATAATTAAAGGATAATAAAAATGGCAAACGATATACCAAGCAATATTTCAAGCGCTACAGCAGAGATATACGAAGCTTCATTAATGTTTCAGCAATGCGGTATGTGTGAAAATGATACAGTTGTATTAGAAACGGGAGATAGTTGGACGGCTAGTGGTAATGACATAGGATGGAAAATAGTGTGTTTAGAAGCGGGAGAGCTTACAGGATTTGAAACTACAAATATGTCGGCTGGAGATAACGCTAAATTAACAGGCACAACAATACCTGTTGGATTTGAACTGATGGGTGCTATCACATCTATAGAGGTTTCAGCGGGTAAATACATACTTTATAAAGATTGTCCTCAATCATAAATATATATGGCAATACCTAAAAACATATCAAAACAAACAGCGCCAATATACGCATCTGCTCTAAGTTTCCAAATGGCAGGAAAATGTTATGACGGAACAACTGATAGTCAAACACAGATACTGCAAGTTGGAGATACCTATGATGGAGCATCTTCTACAAGAAAAGGGTGGAAGTTGGTTGCGCTGCAAAGCTCTTCTACTATTAGTGCTATTACAATTACAGGGTTTAGTACAGATAGCACTAACGCTCTTATTGATACCACTTTTACTGTCGGAGGAGAGGTAATGGGAGAGATTACAGAAGTTACTGTTTCAGGTGGATTATTTGCATTATATAAAGATTGTCCTTTTGTATAAAAACTAAAGTTATGCCTTGCAAAGAATGTGAAAACGGAAAATGGAGATGGGGAGAAAGTGGAGAGTGTCAATACGAATCCCTAGAACAATGCGAAAGCGCTAATGCAGATTACTATGCAGCTGCAAAGCTAAATAGCAAAGGTTACGACCACGCTAAATCTCTAGTCAATAATGACAAGATAGATAAAGATTCAAAATGGGATTTCACAAGTGAAGATGGAAATGCTTTGCTTGGAGAAAATGGCGATGATTGGGATAACTACGCAAAATGGTTTTTACTTGAAAATGAAGATGCGAGTGAAGATACTAAAGATAGATATAAATTTCCATTTGGAAAAGATGGTAAAATATATAGAAGTGCTTTATCTGCAATTAGACAAAGAGCTAGTCAGTTCGGATACGATGAAGTTTTTGAAGCAGCAGGTAAATTGATTGAAATGATAGATGGAGAAGAAAGCAAAGAAGAAGTAAAGAATGAAGTAGAATATGACCATACATTAAATTTCTCAAAAGAAGAAATGGAAATATTACATACAGAAGGAAAACTTCTAAAGCATATTGAAGGAGATGAAGGTCAAGAAATGGATATTCTTTTTACTTACGATAATGAAGAAGAAGCATATTCTCAATTAACTAGAGCTATGTTGGATGAGGAATTAGATGAGTATATTGATAAATTAACTAATTCTATAAAACAATTATAAATGTCAGAAGATAAAAGAAAACGACTACAAGAAAAAAATATTAATAGGTTAAATCCATATAAGGAAACAACTGAAAAATTTTTTCCAAATGGGGGTAAGATAAATACTGAAGGAAGAAAGAAAGGAGAAAAGAATAATATTTCTACCACTAAAATTAGTAGAAATGCACTAACATGGGCTTTAGAAGGTCATTCAACAAAAATTAGATTAGCACTAGACAAGTTGTTTGACCAAAATCCTGAAGCATATATAAATGCAGTTTCAAAACTTCTTAACTATACTGTGCCTAAACTTTCTTCTAGCGAAATTAACGACAACACTACAAAGAAAGTTAAGATTGAACTTAATGATGATGTAAGCATTGAAGATTTAAGAGCAAAACTTAACGACATTGACACAAACTGATAAAGCATTACGATTTGCACTAGAAAAAAAACTATGCGAGCTATCATTCTATGAATTTTTCAAAAAAGCTTGGCATATTGTTGAACCTAGTATTGAGCTTTCTACTAATTGGCATCATAAATATCTATGTGATGTTTTACAAGAAGAAGCAGAAAGAATAATAGATAATAAGCCAAAAACAAAAGACATAATAATTAATATTCCTTTTAGGAGTACAAAATCTTTATTAGTTACAGTTATGTTTCCTGTATGGTGTTGGATAAAAAATCCCAAATTTAGATTTATTACCGCTTCTTATTCGGCAGAGCTGTCAATAGAACATTCCACAAGAAGTAGGGATATAATAAATTCAGAATGGTTTAAAGAGAGGTGGGGAGAAATTTTTCATATTAAAAAAGACCAAAACCTGAAATCAAGATATGAGAATAATTTTTTAGGAGTAAGAAGAGCAACATCTGTTGGGGGTACAGTTACAGGGCAAGGGGGAGATTTTTTGATAGTGGATGACCCTGTTTCTCCTCAACACGCTGCTTCAGAAATTGAAAGAGAAAATGCAAACGAATGGTACAGAACAACATTCTACTCAAGATTAAATAATCCATTAACGGGAGTTAGAATAGTTATTATGCAAAGAATTCACGATAACGATTTAAGTGGATTTTTATTATATGGTAGCGATAGCCGATTAAAATATAAACATATTTGTATTCCAGCGGAAATATCCGAAGATGTTAAGCCTAAAAAATTAGAAGAATTTTACGATAAAGATGGTTTGTTTTGGACAGACAGATTTAGCAAAACTATTTTAGAGGATTACAAACAGGCGTTAGGTAGTTATGGATACGCTGGTCAATTAATGCAAACACCAACGCCATTAAACTCAGGAATGATTAAAGGGGAATGGTTGAGAATTGACCAACACAAAATCATAGACGACTCAACGGCAGTAAATTTTGTTATAGACCCCGCATACACATCCAACGAAAAAAATGACCCTTCAGCTTTATTGGCTTACACATTTAAAGATAACAAATGGCAAATAATAGATTGCATTAATGTTTATAAAGAATTTCCTGATTTAGTAAAGTTTATCCCTCAATGGGTAACAAAAAATGGTTACACAAATAGAAGTAGAGTATATGTAGAGCCAAAAGCATCAGGTAAATCAATAGTACAAACACTTCAAAAAGAAACAGGTCTAAATGTAAGAGAAGATAAGCCACCTTCTAAAGATAAGGTAGCAAGAGTTCAAGATATATCTGCAACATTAGAATCAGGAAGGGTTAGTCTGCTAAAAGGTCAATGGAATGAAGAGTTTGTACAGCAACTCGTAAAATTCCCTTCTGCAAAACATGATGATATGGTTGATTGCCTTGTAATGGCGATTAACAAAAATATGTGGAATCACGCAAAGATAGTTTACTTTTCTTAAAAGCACTCCGTTTTCCAAAAACTTCTAGTGTAATAGAAAAAAAAATTATATTATTGCGAAATAATAAGAAAAATATTAATGAAAATGGCGAGTGTAAATAGAGAACACGCTGAACTGCTTAATGATTATGTAAATTATATTCAGGGTATAGTATATGAAGCTACTGAAGATAGTCCTGCTAAAAAATTTGAAGAATTTAATGAAATTTTAGCAAATATTATTAATTACACTAACGCATTTCAAAAAATAGTAAAAAGCAGCAAAGATGATAGAGAGTGGGTATATATGCAGCCGAATTTAATGCTTTACGCTTCAATGGGGTTTTTATCAGGAATTAAAAACAGGGTCAACAGAAAATTGATAAACAGCTTAACAGAGCGTTTGTTTGATAAAACAGTAGATTTTGTAGGAGAAACTACTGATATTTTAGATGAAATAAATAGAAGAAAAGAAAGAGCTAAAAATATTAAAATAATTCAAAAACATAGAGATAAATGAGTGTAACAGTTAAAGTAACTCCTAACGATGGAAGTCGTGCTATATTTTTTGATGTTCCAACGGAATGGGAAAATATAACATTAAAGCATTGGTCAGAATTAGCATATATCATTAAAAAGCATCAAAATATTGATGAGTTAAAAAGAAATTCTATATCGAACAGTATAGATGTTAGCGAAGAAGAGTATAACACTATACTTAACAATGCTAAATTTTTAAATGAAGCTCAATTAAATAGAGATATATTTTGCTATCTATCAGGATTAGATAAGCAAGACATGAAAAGTGTAAATATGGAGCAGGTTACGCAAGTAATAAATGCTATTGGAATACTTACAGAAGAATACGAGCCTAAAGGAATTAATTCTTTTGAATTAGACGGGGAAACATATTATTTTCCTTCAGAATTTTTAAAGAAAAATACTTATGGGGATTTTATTGAAGCTACACAGCTTGACATGACAGTTGAATCAATGAGAAACGGAAGGTATGATGTTTTGCCTGAACAGATGGCTATATTATGCCGAAAATCAGGAGAAGAGTATGATGATGAAGCTATACCCGAAAAAACAGAAAAATTTAAACAATTAACAATGGACATCGTTTTTGAGTTCGCTTTTTTTTTGACCAATCAAAATCAAAAATTACTGAAACTTTCCAGTATGTTTTTGGAGAAAAAAGAAAATCAATGATGGCGGTAAAAACAGAAAGCTTGTTTAGAATATATGTTGAGCCTTTTGGATGGTTAAACAGCCTATATGTTTTAGCAGAAAAAGGTATTTTTAAAAAAGACGGACAAAATCATATAGATAGTGTAAAAAACACGAATTTATATAAGGTTTTAACTTATTTGAGCTGGATTTCAGCTAAAAACGAATATGAATCAAAGGTTACAGAAAAAATGTCTAACCCAAACAAAATAGAGTAATATAATATGGCGATAATAAAACTTAATGATATAGTAACTGTAATGAAAGACAAATGGACTTTTGGGGATAAGTTTTTTGGATATACAGAGGAATTTAATGATAATCACAACACTCAATACCCTTCATTGTTGGTTACGCCGCCTACATCTGTTTTCCCTGAAGTAGGACTGAATAATGGTTGGGAGAATTACACTTTTGAGGTGTATTTTTCTGACCTTTACAATAGAACGCAACAAGCAAATGAAACGATACAGCAAAAATGGACTAACCTGCAAGATTTAGCAACAGAATGGTTAGATGATTTTTTAAAATACTATCAAGACACAGCTCCTATAACAGCTTATCTTGAAGATGAGAGTGTTACTATAGAAAGAAACAAAGAAGTAGCTAATGACCAACTAATACAGCTTAAAATGACATTTACATGGAGAGTGTTTAGTAAGTGTTTTAGACCTCAATCTACTTCTCCTAATCAGATACCTAATTTAGCAGTTTGGTTAAGGGCAGATAGTGGATTAACTTTCAGCACCCCTACCAAAAAAGTATCAGCTTGGGCTGACCAATCAGGAAATTCTAATAGTGTCGCTCAATCCACTTCAGCAGACCAACCTTTAAGATATGCTTATGACGGAGCTTCTGACAAGGCAAGAGTAAATTTTGATGGAACGACAGATAAGATGACCTCTAGTTCTAACTGCCCTATAACTACAGATTTTACTATATTAACTGTAGCGCAGGCTAATCCTGTAACGCCAGCATTTACAAATACCTATTCCATGCACTATCAAGCTGCTCCTGAAGTTGTAACTATTGGTAATCCGCAAGATGCAGGAGGAAATAACATATACTCATTTACAGATGGAGCAGGTAATGATAGCGCTTTTAGTTGTTCTGTATGGTCAAATATTGACCCTACTCAAACAGCTAGAGGATGGGTAGACAAAAATGATGCGGCAGCTAATAAAGAATACTCTTTTTATAGTTTATCTTCTAATGGGTATGTTTATGTAAGGTTATTCTGCGTGGGAGGTCAGCTTCAAACTAGAGCAACAGTTTCTAGCGTATCAGAGCCTGGCGAGTGGCATAATTATGTTTTCACTTATGACGGAAGTAATTCTGCGACAGGATTAAAGATATATATTGATGGAGTAGAAAGTCAGGACAGCCAACAAACAACCAATTATATTGGAATGGCAGAAACAGCGGCTGATTTAGAGCTAGGAAATGGAAATGGAAACGCATATTATGGTTCGTTAGATGAAGTTAGTATGTTTAATAAAGAATTATCTCAAGCAGAGGTAACAGAAATTTATAATAGTGGTAATCCTGCGGATATAAATACTTCTAGCGTGAAAAACGATTCAATAGGTTGGTGGAGAATGGGAGATGGAGCAACATTCCCAACTATACCTGATTTAAGTTTAGCGTCTACGAGTCCTAATGACGCAACTATGACAAATATGGATGCTTCTGATATAAGGGCATGGGCGCCAACTTCTGAACAGTCGTCTTATTTTTCTTATGAGTCAGGTAATTCTCACATACGATTAGGAAGTTCTTCAAGCAGGTTGTATTGTAAGGTTGCTGATTCTGCACAAGCTTCAGGGGAGTGGCACGCAAGATTTGTTTGGGATGGAGATACTTCTAATTATCACATTGCAACTATGCACTTAGACTCCTCTACATCTAACTTAAAGTTACAATATAATGATTCTACTATAATGGAAGCAGTAATGAGCAATTATGATAACACTCAAACATATAATAATGCTTCTTTTGTTATTGGAGATGGGACTCAGTTGGGATTTTTAGATGGGAATATACAAGAAGTTATAGTTTACAATAGAGCGTTAAACTCATCTGAATTATCAGCAGTTAAAGATTATTTGAATAAAAAATACAAAATATATTAAGATATGGCATACGGGATAAATGGAAGTTTGGAATTTAGTATAGAGCCAGCAGGTTCTACAAGCTCCACATCTTTAAATAAAAAAAGACAATGGTCTTATGGATTTCAACAATGGGTTAGTGCTAACGAGCCTATAGAGTACACAGTTTTATGGACAAATGGGACAACGGTAAATGAAGGCACAGAGCCTTTAGCTAGCAATTACAATTCAACCACACAAAAAGGAGATGTTGTAAATGTTATATTTGATATATACACAAGTAATGATAAAGATTTAAGCCCTTTCACTACAGAGTGGGCCTTAACAGCGTCTATACGAAAGTCAAGAGATATGAGAAATTTAATTGACGGCCCTAATGCAGATGGAGGGGGTGGAACGATGGTAGCTACAGGTCATAGATTCACTATAGATATAAGTGAAATAATGAAAGATGAAATCAGCTACAGTTTAGTGCCTTTAGGAAAGGGAACTTGGACTAATTGGAAGTGGGGAGGACTCAATGGCACTCCTGTTCCTCAAGATAATGTAGCTGTACCTGTTTGGCAGGCGGATTTCATTCAATCCCAAAATGGAGCTTACAGGTGGGTTAGAGTAAAAGCAAGAACAGAGATTTTAGATGGAGATGGTCTTATACAGGAAGCTACAGCGTCAGGTTCTACAAAAACATCAATGCGTCAGATTGCGGTTATTAACAGTATATTAGATAGAGATGGAAATGAAGTAGATGGAAATGGGTGGTACTCTGCCTTCGTTCATGGTGGATGGTCATCGTCATCTACCTATGCTAGAATAATGCAAAGCAGAGCGCCTAATTATGCTTTTAACCATTCTTGGGGGTATGGGCCTGGCTCTAGACGCTATAAAGATGTAAGGCCTGGCGAGACAGGGGAATATTTACAATGGATACAAAACCGTATTAATAATAATAATATTTGGCACACTGCCTCTTCCAATCCTGAGGGGGTTGCGTATGGGTCAGGAAACACTTCTGATTTAACAGCTAATACTTATATGGAGGTAACTGCATATGATAAGGATGGCTCCGAACTTAGAAGCTGTAGATTGTTTGATTGGGTAAGTAATCTGAAGCCAAAAACACAAGTAAATGGACAAACAGAGGTTTACGAGAGAGGCCAAGACCGAGTATGTGTTCAAAATGTTTCCATTCCTTTTATTAACGCTAACGCTATATGGGAAGATTCAACGATTCAAGCTATATGGGAGAAAGGGGGTACTCTTTACACTAGGCATCAAATAGACACAGTTGGAACCACAAGAGGGCCCGATGCTTTATTTATAAATGACGAAGTCTCTTATTATAGAACTAGGACTAGAATAGTTAGTTGTGAGGATGGTCAAGTGGGCCCTCCGAATGTTCAGGGGACTATAAAGAATATTTCTGAAGCAAGATGGTACAGGGTAGATATGAGCAGGACACATGCTAAACAATCAACAGAAAGATGGGGAGGTATGTATTATACAGAATTACGCTCCGATGCCACTACTAATGCTAAGCATATAGGAGGGAAGGCTCTTTCTTGGTGGTCAAGCGAATCTCCTTATGTAAGGTTTTATTGGTTAAATACGGCTGGAGGTATTGATAGCTATACCTGTAAGGGGCCAAGAACTAAAGGATTTACAATAGAAAAAGATGTTATATTAAAAAATCAAGGAAATCCTACTAATTTTGGTATTGGTATGTCTCAAGGAAATAATCCTTACCCTCAAAAAAATGCCATAACGACCTCTCCTAACACTCCATACAAATCAGACACAATAAGAGGTCAAGATAACCATAGAGGAGGTAGAGAGGTTTTAAGGTCAACAGTAGATAGAGTAGGTAGTGCAAGTACAGAGCTTTTAGCTCCTGATGTTGCTGAATGGGTAAGAGAGATTGCTACATCTCCAAATGTATGGATAGAGGTAAATCAACAAAAATCTTTACAAAGAGAAAATGCTTTTTATAAAATTGCATATAAAAGCTTATCAGACATAGAAAAAGGTGCAAATATGGATGGAAGGACTCCTAATAATTTTGTTTATGTTCCTGTAGTGATAACGAATTCAGATGTAATAACAGAAGATGAGACAGGAGCGGTTTCTATAAATTTTGACTATATACACTCACATCCTGTTAAAACTCAAACTACCTAACATATGAAAAACATTCAAATAGAATTACTTCAAGATAGAAACTATGGGGGAACCATTCCTAATGGAGTTGCAATAGGAGGAAATATACTCTTAAATACGGGATTTACAGGAAGTGCGAGTGATTGGGATTTAACAACCCAAACAGCTGGAGGTACGGCTGTATGGAATTATTGGAATAACACTATTCGTAAATATGACTTAACAGTAGCTAGTTATTTCTCTCAAAGCATAGACACTTGTCAAGGGTGTAATTATAGGGTAAGCGTTGAGTTTACAGACTACAATAGAGTGGGTAATTTTTTTATTGTTGGCGCAAGTTCAACAGGCTCAAATGTTACTATTCTGAGTAATACGATAGTTACCGCAAATAGTGCGGGAACAACAGGCAACGGATATAGGACGATAGATGTAGATTTTATTAAGGGGGGTAATGTTTATGATAAAATATGGTTCGGAGCTTCTTCAGGAACAAGATTAAGGATAACAAAAATTACTCTTAAGCGTCTAGGTGTGGATGACAGCCTAGTCATTGGAAGATTAGAAGCACCAAACCCTGAAGATTTTTCCTTCGCTATGACTTTCGCTATAAACGATACAAGCGATATTGAAAGCAGAATGGGTTCATATAGTAAAACATTTGAAATACCAGCTACAGCACATAACAATAAAGTGCTTAAAAATATGAATATTCCTAATTCTACTAATTTAGGAGCGGAGCTGAAATTCAAAATACCATGCAGGATATCTTTTGGAAATCTTTACTCAATATATGGTTTAATTCAAATTCAAGATGTTATAAGAGTTAATAATTCGGCAATAGCTTATTCTTGTGTTTTCTACGGAGATAATGTGGGATGGGCAAGTCTTTTTGAAAATAAATACTTGCACGAAATGGTTATACCAAACTCTACAAATTTACCACTAACCGCCAAAGCTATAACTGAAACTTGGAACGCGGATAACGCAGCAACCATAACAAAATATGATGGAACAACCTCAACAAACACATCTCCCGTTATTTATCCTGTAGCTACTTATGGCCCTACAAATGAAACAGGAGTATCTAACTCTTTTCAATTATTAAGGCAATATTGGGAGTATGATTGGGCTACGAATGGTACGGGCTACAGCACAAGTCAAAATGGGTGTTATGGCGCTGCGGGAACAACAACATATGGAACGCCTGAGCCTGTGGTAGATTGGAGACCTATGATGTGGGTTTACAAAATAATTAAACAAATGTTTGAAGATATAGGGTTTAGTATCTCTTCAAATTTTATAGAAAGTGATAATTTTAAAAGGTTGTTATTTGCGCTTCCAAACTGTGAGTATTCAAATTCATCTGAAAGATATCAGAATAATCTCAATCAAAGTAATTTTCTTAAAATAAATCTTACCGATTATTTAACTCCTATTTTGCGAACTTGGAGTTTTACTCAAAATTTTACTTGGACTACCATTCCTAATCCAGCAGAAAAATTTGCTTCTAGGCAGACAGCCGCTATAGGGCCATTAGGGTCTCATGTATTGTTTAATAATTTTCAAGAGAGTAATATTACAACCACAGATGCTTCAAACTACACATACTTTACTATTGGAACAGCTGGGTATTACAGGTTTGAAGCTAGTAATTTTAGTTATTACATTGGGGGAATTACAGCGTTTGGTGGAACAGGTCAAAACAGCAGTCAAGCCTTTTTTGCAGCAGGATTAGGTATTCAATGTCAAACTGTTGGACATTCAGGGTGGCAGACTTTAGATTATAATGTAGGAGATTATACTGTAAGTATTGCTAAGGGGAATTCTGCTCCCTTCTTTCCTTTTCCCTCAGCTAATAGTGCGCAAGGGGATGATATGGAAGATTTTGCTTACGAAGGATATTTCAACGAAGGAGACAAAATAAGATTGTTGTGGAGGATTGAAATGAAATTAAAAGGCGCTTCTCCTGTTCAAGGAAACACAACATATCTCTCAAATGTATACATGTATTTAGTATGCGCTTCTCCTGATGTTTTATCTTTCCCATTGGGTAATGCTGATGCTACAATAAATATAGAAATGTTAAACCCTTCAAGATTGGAATATCAACAGAATTACAATTTAACAGACTTAATACCACAAGACTACAAACAGTTAGACTTTTTGAAAGGGATATCTCATTGTTTTAATTTGCAGTTTCAAACAGACACTAGAAGGAGGACAGTAACAATAGAGCCTTATACTGATTTTTATCTACCTCCAAAAAATGCTATTGATTGGACAGGAAAGTTAGATAGGTCAAAAGAAATTAGAGATGAATGGATACAGTCTAACTTTACAAGAAGATTAATATTTAAGTATAAAAGTGATGATAAAGATGTTATGTCTAAGTATATGGGGGTAAATCATTTTGAAAATATCAACGACTTCTATCCGTATTGGGAAGATTTAAGTGATGGATACCCAACGGGAGAAACAATTTTTGAGAATCCGTTTTTTGCTGGAACTTACGAAAACTATGTGGATACTTTTAATGTCACAGGAACTCAGAATTTTTATGCCGCTGCTTTATGGGAGTATTTTGACGGTCAAATAGAAAAAGGCTATGACTTTTTACCTAGACTTCTTTATTACACTAAGCTTGATTTAGGAACTCAAGAGGCTGCAAATACAGTAGATAGATATATAAACGAAAATATATATAGAAATTTCAAAGCGCAATGGTGGGAAGGAACAATGAATGTAAAGAAGAATTATAGCGCTTATATATCTTGGTCTGATTGGACAGATAGTCATTACTCCACAGGATTCCCTCCTGCGCCTTGGTACGGAGCCAATCCTCCTTATAAGCCTTTCGGATTTAATTGGTATCATGCTTTTGTTCCTCAATGTACTTTTATTAATAGGCAGGAATACACAAATAGATTTGGATTGAGCTATGGAAATTATGTTTGTCAAGATTATTATCAAGACGGAACATTAATCCCAGGCGCTCCATGGCAAACATCTCAATATTATGGGGCTGAACAAACAGGAGAGGGTCTATATCACAGGTATTACAAGCCAATGATAGACGGATTAATACAACAACCCAAAATGAGAAGGTGTTATGTGGATTTAACTGTTAAAGATATTGCGGCTTTAGATTTCTCTAAATTAGTTTACATTGACGGAATATATTATAAATTAATTAAAGTCTCAGATTGGATGCCAGCTGAAGGTAACACTACTCTAGTTGAGCTTCATCAATACAACCCTGCAAAAGGTGCGGGATTACCACAGACTCCTGTATGGATAAATACAACATCTATAGGTGGAGGAAATACTACAACAACATGGGGGCCTGGCGAAGAGCCTTCTAATCCGAACCTAGGTTTTTAATAATAAAAATATGACAATAATAGGAAATAGAAGAATAAATGGTAAAGCTGTAAAATCAACAGGACTTCCCGCTATTGCAGGGTTAGAAACCCCCAATACTTTTACTTTAGTTACAGACACAAAAGATTGGATATCTAAAAATGTTGAAATGGCTTTCGCTAGTGGCAAAAATGTAAGTCAAGATTATATGTCAAATTACAATCATCGCCCTCAGTTTACGCTTAGTGCTGGAACCACATTAGTAGATGGAACTTCATATAATAATAGTTGGATTCCAAAATCTGCACAAATGATAGCTCCCGCAGATTGCTACCTGAAACGAGTTTATGGATATCTTAATACGGGTAGTTGCGCAAGTGTTGAAGAGTCGTTTACAATAGTAATAAGTATATGGAGCAAGCCTGTAACTGTAGATGGTACTGCAAACACAGCTGTAAAATTACTTTTTCAGCAAGAAATAGGAGATTTAATGGGGAAGGCTAACGCTTATACTCAAGCTATTGACGGCTCTACAGATTCTAGGGTGGGAGATTCAAGCTATTTAGTAAACCAAAATGAAGGTATTATGGCTACAATTAGGTGTGAAACGGGAGCAGAGTCCGTCCCTTGTAATTTTAGAATAAATTTTGAGATGACTTTTGAAACTATTGATGGTCAAACCATCACAACATCTGATTTTATTTTACCTTCAATAGCAACAAGCAGAATGAATAGATACACTAATGTTCTTAGTCAGCCAAATAGACAGAATATAAAGCAGTCAGACTCTGATTTTTCAAATGATACGGAATAGATTAATATGAGTAAATTTAATATCATAAAAGAAAGCTTAAAAAAAGAAGGCATTATTTATATAAAAATGCTTAAAGATGAGTTAGAGTTTCAAAAGCACATGGCTTCAGGAAGGCTAGCTAAAAGCTTTTATACAACTATAAATGAAACTACTAATACTATTGTTTTGAGTGTTATGAATGATACTCCTTATATGTGGTTGGTTAATGACGGTAATTCAGGGGGAGTAAGAGCTTCCTTTCAGGCAATATCAGATTGGGCATTGGATAAGCAAGATAGAGGAGAGATATCATTCACTAGCGAACACGCTCTTAATAGATTTGTACAAAAAGTAAAACACAATTTAGAAAAAAAATACCTAACAAGAGGTGGAGAGATGGTTGCTCCTAGGAGATACTTTTTTATTGATATAGTAATTGAAAAGATTAAAAAGGAAAGATTAAAAAAAATAGAAGATGATATAAATAATCAGATAATAGATTTTTTAGAACTAAAGAAAAAAGAAAAAGTAGTTAAAATAAATATAGCATAAAGACATGGCAGATAAAAAAATAGCATTTCAGGTTGAGATACAAAATATTGAGAAAGTAACTAAATTAAAGGAAGAGTTAAAAAAGTTAAGAAAACAAAACCGAGAGTTAGAAAAAGATACCGCTAAAAATACTAAAGCGGGAAAATTTGCAGCTGCTCAATATGATAAAAATGCCAAAGCTATTGGCGACAAGTCAAAAAAACTTAGAGATTTAAATAAGGCAATTAAAACAAATACTGCTGACACAGGGAAGGCAACTAAAAGTAATAACAGTATGGCAAAGCAGTTTTTAAAGGCATCTGCTGCTATTGGTATTGTAGTAGGTGCTTTTAGGGCTGTAAACCGTATTGTATCAAGTGTTGTTTCTGTGTTTACTGAATTTGAATTTACAATGGCTAAAGTTCTAGCTGTTTCAGGTGCTACCACAAATGAATTTAATGCACTTTCAGAGTCAGCTCAAGAGCTTGGTAGAACAACATTCTTTACTGCACAACAAGTTGCAGAACTTCAGTTAAACTATTCTAAATTAGGATTTTCTGCCGCAGAAATATTAGATGCGCAAGAAGCTACACTAGCTTTAGCTACTGCGACAGGTAGTGATTTGGCTAGAAGTGCAACAGTAGCAGGTGCCGCAGTAAGAGGTTTTGGTTTAGATGCTAGTGAAACAGGCAGAGTGGTAGATGTGATGGCTGTTTCTTTTAGTAGTTCTGCTATGGATATAGAAAAATGGCAAACATCTATGACTAAAGTTGCTCCGATTGCAAAAGCAGCAGGTTTTTCTATTGAAGATACCGCAGCTATTATGTCAAAGCTTACTGACGCTGGTATTGAAGCTTCTATTGCGGGTACATCTTTAAGAAACATCTTGTTAAAAATGCAAGACCCTGCATCAGATTTGTCTCAAGCTTTTGGCGGCACAATACACTCATTAGACGAGCTTGTTCCAGCTATGAAAAAGTTTGTTGAAGAAGGAGGAGATATGGCTAGCATTATGGAGGTAGTTGATTTAAGACAGGCTGCTGCTTTTGAGCAAATGATAACTTCAGCTGACGCTACTTTAGAGCTTAGAGACAAGCTTAAAGACGCTAGAGGAGAAGCAAAAAGAATGGCTGATATTATAGGGAACACATTACAGGGTTCTTTCTTGAAATTTAGTTCTGCACTACAGGGTTTATCTATATCTATAATGAAAGATTTTGCAGCAGGATTGCAAAACGGATTAGAAAAACTAGCTAAATTTTTAAATGCTTTAGCGGAAAACAGCAAAGTAATAACTACTACAATAGGTGTAGTAGCCAAGCTGGTTAAGTGGCTTGGAATATATAAAGTGACAATCATGGCTATTCCTGCTGTTCAGGCAGCAGTAAATACAGGGATAATAGCTTTTAGAGGTGCGGCTGCGGCTGCAACAACTGCTACTATGACACTATCAGGTGCTTTAGCAACATTAAAACTAGCCCTACAAAGGCTCTTAGGTGCTACAGGTATAGGGCTTTTAGTTGTGGCTGCTACTGAGTTAGCTAGTAGATGGCTTTTAGCAAAAGACTCTACAGATGATTATGTAGAAGCAAATGAGAAGGTTTTAGAACAAGCTGAAAGATTACAGGCTATAAACGACCATACGGATAAATTAATGAGAACAAGACTTGGTCAGTCTAAAAAAGCCGCTCAGGACAACATTGATATGCTACAGAAAGAAAAAACCATGACTCTTTCTATTTTACATTCTAGCAAACAAGGATTAAATGAATTAACAAAAGAAGAAGAAGAAGCTCATAGAAAAAGAATTAAGAGATTAAACTTTAGGATTAAATTGGAGAAGAAAAATCTTGATGAAATTATAGATAAAGAAGAAAAACAAAAAGAATTAGAAAAAGATTTAATTTATATACAGGAACAAAAACTAGCGAAGGCTAGGGAGATTGTAACTACTGATGAAGCTTCTTTAAAGGCTAAAAACAAAAAAATAAAAGCTATAGAGAACGAGATAAGCAGATTACAATCTTTAGGTGTAGAAGAGGAAAAAATAGAAGATATAGACCAAAAGAAAATACAGAAGCAAAAGGACTATATAGCTGTAATGAAAGGAGTTCTTGATGGTAGTAAAAGTTTAATTGATGCTGAAAAAGAATTAAGAGATAAGGTTATTGAAAGGCTTGACGCAGAGTTAAAGGCTATGCCAATAACTGAAGAGAACCTTCATAAAAGAATAGAATTAGAAGCTAAACTTATAGAGCTTAAAACTAAAAATATAAAGAAAACAGAAAACGCTATAGATAAAGAGTTAAAGGCAACTAGAAAGCTTATTAGAGAATATTCTAGTCTAGGAGGAGCCTTGCAGACTATTGCTGGAGATAGTGATGAGTTAAACGGTATTAGACAAGCAGGAGAGGCTATAACACGAGCAGCTGCCGTAGCAGAAGCTCTTTTGACTTTAAGAACAACCGCTCAAGCATTAGCTAAAGGAGAGCTTAATCTTGCAACATTATTAGGAACGCAGGCTACACAAGCAGATACAGCTGCAACAGTAACTAACACAACTGTAACCGCAGCAGATACAGCTGCAACAACTGTAGATACAGTAGCAACGACAGCAGATACAGCGGCGACAGGGGTAAATACAGCAGTAACAACTACAAACATGGCAGTAGAAGCATCAAGTATTCCTGTAAAAGTAGCTTCGGGTGCTGCAAGTCAAGCAAAACTACCTTGGCCTTTGAATATTATTGCTATTATTGCTACATTAGGTATATTAGGTAAAATACTTGGTGTGTTTGAAAAAGGAGGTGTAATAGATGAAAAGTTTGCAAGAGGAGGTATGGTTCATGGAAAATCTCACGCACAAGGCGGAGAGAAGTTTGCTGTAGGAGGAAGGGTTGTAGAATTAGAAGGAGGGGAAGCCGTAATTAATAAACGAAGTACAGCTATGTATAAAGACCAGCTTTCTGCCATAAATCAGGCAGGAGGAGGTAGAAAGTTTGCAGATGGTGGTTTATTAAATATGCCTAAATTTACAACAGCACGATTTGGAAACACAAATCAAGGAACAGGAGCGCAAAAGGTTTATGTAGTAGAGTCAGATATCTCTAGCACTCAAAATAGTGTTAGTGTAATTCAAGCGGGAGCTACCATATAATTAAGTTTAATTTAAAAAAATTAACATATGTTTGTTAGTAAAAAAGTAAAAGAGGAGCGAATAAGTGTTTGTAAAAATTGCGATTTTTACAGAAATTTCTTAATGCTAAAAAAACCTAAATGGACAAAAGGAGCAAGATGCGGAAAGTGTTCTTGTTTTATAGACGCTAAAGCAAGTTTATCGAAAGAATATTTTGGAGAGTGTCCTTTAGATAAATGGGATAAATAATAAATAATAATATGACTTTCATAGAACAGGTAGCAAATAAACTTTCGGAAGAGGAAAAAATAGAAATAAAGCAAGCTGTTAAAAGTAACGATAAGGCAGCAGCTGACAATATGTATGATAAATCTGCACTACCTTTTTTGTTTAGAAAATGGAAAGAATACATTCCTAAAGTAAATCAAAATATAGAATGTGTTAGTTGTCGTAAAACAGTTTCTAAATTTTGGAAAGATGTGGTTGCTCATATAGATAAGAACACTATAACAACTAGAACAGGAGCTTTAGCTAAAGACGCTGGCTCTTCAATATAACAATATGGGAAGACAAAACAAAAAAGAAATAGTTTACGAATATATTAAAATTGCAGAGAAAGAAATCTCTAAAAGATGGCACGAACCAACTCTTCAAGATATGTTAAGGCATTTAATAGAAAAAGGGATTGTTGAGCCAAAAAGATTAAGAAACTATATGATTATTTATGATTTTGACACGCTTCTTAAATACAACGAAGGAAGCAGAACTCATACCTTTATGGATTTATCTATAAAGTATGATATTTCAGAAAGACAAGCCCAAAGTGTCGTTTATAAAGAACGAAGAAAAGATAATCCTACCGCAAATATCACATTTTAAAGTTTTTTCCTAAAACTGCGTAAGATTCTCATAAGTTAAAAATATTTTTGCGCTTATGGATAAAAAATGGTATGAAATCAATAATAGCGCGTCTGATGTTACTGATGTTTATATCTTTAACGATATAGGCACTTTTGGTGTTTCGGCGCAAGGATTTGTAGAAGAGATAAAAGAGTACGAGGGTAAAGAGCTAGCTATCCATATAAATAGTTTGGGTGGAGAGGTTTTTGAAGGTATGGCTATTTATTCTATAATTCAAAGAAGAAAAGCAAAAACAACAGTTTACATTGAAGGTATCGCGGCTAGTATAGCTTCTGTAATAGCTTTAGCAGCTGATGAAGTTGTAATGAGTGAAAACTCACTACTTATGATACATAATGCTTGGGGAGGAACTCAAGGAGATGCTTCTGACATGAGAAAGCAGGCTGATGTTCTTGATAAGATAACAAATGAAATTGCTGAAATCTATGTAAAACAAACTAACATTCCTTATGATGAAATTATACGCATGATGAGTGAAGAGACATGGTTGACGGCAGAAGAAGCAGTAGCAATGGGCTTTGTAGATTCTATTTCAGAGCCAATAAAAGTTGCTGCAAAATATGATGTTTCTAAATTTAAGAACATCACACTTGAAAAAGTGGAACAAACATTAAGTATTAACAATAAAAGAAAAATCAAAATGACAGAAGAATTAAAATCTTGGTTTAACTCTAAAGTTGATGATATTATCGCTAAAGTAAAAGCAGACGATACTGTTGAGACTAATGAGGGAGTTAAGGAGGTTAAACTTGCTGACAATGAGGAAATTGTAAATAAATTTTCTGAGTTTGAAGCTAGTATAGCTAACCTTAACAATTCTATTACTGATTTAGAAGGAGAAAAAGAAACTCTAACTGAAGAGGTAAGTAGATTGACTGCTTTGTTAAATAAAGCAGAAGCTGTAGGTACAGAAGTGTCAACTGAAGGAGACCCTGCTGTAATTACAAAAGAAGAAGTTTTAGATGATAATGCGATATTCTTTAATGATATTGCAAATGCATTAAAAACATCTTATATCAGATAACAATTTAATTAATCAAAAAAAGTAAAAAAAATGGCAAATGTAGCATTAAAAGGAGCTTTGACTTTTGCGGGAACTAACGCGTCAAAGTATTTATTAGAGCCAATGTTTCATTCTGATGATATTATGCGTAATTACAGTATATATCCAAATGTAAAATACAAGCATTTCATCACTATGGCTCCAAGTTTAAGTAGTATTACAGCTTTAAATACAGGTTGTGACACAACTAACACTTGTAACCCAGCTGGGTTTACAATGGAACAAAAAGCAATAGAAGTAGAGCAAGTTTCAGTTAAACAAGTACAATGTTGGAATGAGTTTGAAAACTTATTTATTGCTGAGTCTTATAAAGCAGGTTTAAGTATGCCTGATTTAACAGGAACTCAAATTGCAGATGTTATTCTTAACAGAGTAAGAAATGCAATAAAAACAGATATGATAAGAAACATGTGGGGTGGTGACTCTGGAGCAGCGGTAGCTGACTGTTCTTATAAATCAATGGGAGATGGTCTTTGGGAAAAATTATCAACAGGAAGTGCTATTGGTGGTGGAACTCAAATGAGAGAAGTAACAGGTACTTTGGGTGCGGCAGCAGCTGAGTATATTACTGTAGGAGCGGCTTTACCAGCGGCAGATGCGGTACTTGTATTAGAGGATGTGTTTAATTCAGCTCCTGCTGCATTACAACAAATTCCTGCTAGCGAGAAAAAACTTTTCTGTACTCCTAATATTTACAACGCATGGTATAGCGCATTAACTCAAGTAGCTTCAGCTGGTTCTGTTGACTATGGTCATTCAGAAGCGCAAGCAGGTAAGCAAAGATTATTCTTTAGAGGTGTTGAATTAGTACCTATGTATGAGTGGGATACAGCTTTAACTGCATTGACAGGAGCTGACTTACCACCATTATTTACAGCAGCAACAGCGGGTATCCAATGTGCAAATGGTGTAATATACGCAGCTAAAGATAATTTAATGATTGGTACAAATGTAACAGACCCTGATAATCAGCTTAAAATGTTCTACGATGAGGTTTCTGACAATATGTATATCCGTTCTAACTTTACAATGGGCTTCCAATATGGATGGGATTCATTAGTGAACGGTTCAATGTTAGTAGATTAATAATTAGTAATTAACCTTAAAAATAGAATAAAATGGCAATAGATACAGGATTAACGGTAACTTGCGGCAATCTTAATGCGGTAGGAGGAATTAGGTCAATTCTTCTTACAGATTTAGATAATATTGCTACAGTAACACCTACATCATCAAACGCAACACATACAGTTACAGGTCTTACTACTACCAACCCTTGGGCTAGATTTGAGTTCAAGAATGAAACAGCTTCTTTAGCTATTTCAGGTACTAAGGAAGGCGGAAGTACAGCTTATGAGTGTGCGTTATCTTTCTATCTGCCACAAATGAATGGAGCTAGATTCAACGAAGTAATGAGTTTAGCTGGATGGACAGACACAGCATTAGCTGCTGCTTGTCCTGTAGCATTAGTGGAGATGAATGATGGTACAATGTTAGTTGTAGGATGGTCGTATATTTACCAACAAGGTTCTCAAGGTTCAACTCCTTGGGATAGAAACCAAACTTATGCTAACCTAACTACTATTGAAGGTGGTACGGGTGCGGCATATGCAGACGACAATGGATTGACAATAACATTAACAGCAAGACAATTTGAATTACCTCTTGAATATACAGGAGCAATTACAATATTAGCTGGAGATGTAACCGCAGATACTGCATAATTTGATTTTGATAATAGCGAGGGGTTATAAACACCCCTTGCTAATATCTTTTTAATATGTGTGACTGTCAAGGCAATATAAAAGTTGTAGATTTGTCATACTCAAAAATTTATTTAGAAATGGCAAACTATAAAGTTAAAAAACAATACAAAGACACAGCCACTTATTTTAAAGGGGTTAGAGTTCATTGGAATACCGCAACAGAAGAGCAGCTTGCTTGGGTGTATGAAGAGGTTGATAATGGCTATCTCTATGTAGAAAAAACTGACAAAACCAATAAATCAAATAATGAAAGTACCGTCAAAAAGTCAAAGAAAGAAAGTAAGTCAGGCAAAGAAAACAGCTAGTGTTAAAAAGCCTAGCGGCAAAAATAATACTTTTGAATTTGGAGTTTTTAACCTAGGGGTTCCTCCAAGTATTAGTGAGCCTAAAAACTTAAAAAATGTAAATTCCAAATGGATACCCTTTGGGGATGATAACTTGTTTCCTCAGTATCTAGCGGAATTAAAAAGAAAATCTTCTACACATAGAAGTGTGTTAGCTCAAAAAACTGTCTTTACGAGTGGAGCTAAATTTGTTTGTAATAACGACTCTTTAGAGAGGTTCATTAAAGATGTTAATGCAGACCACGAATCATTAAGAGATGTCTTTAAAAAACTAGCAGACGATTATTATACTTTTGGTAATGCTTACATGGAGTGTGTTATTTATGAGGGGGGTGTAAATATTTATCATTTAGATGCAACCAAAGTTAGAATGAGTAAAACCAAAAAAGAGGTTTATGTTAATCCTGATTGGTGTAGATATTGGAATGAAGATGAAAAAATACACAGGCTGCCTATTTACCCTAGGGTAGCGCACAACAAATTCGTAATACATTTTAAAGATTACGAACCTACTTTTAATTTTTATGGGCTACCTGATTATGTGGCGGCTTTAGAGCATATATGCGTAGATTACGAAATTGGAAAATGGAATCATACTAAGTTTATGAATGGATTCCAACCTTCTGCAATAGTAGAAATTAGCGGAGATATGGGAGAGCAAGAAGCTCAAGAGATGGTAAGAGAAGCTCAAAAGAAATTTGTAGGAGAGGGTAATAACGGGAAGATACTTTTTATAGTAAAAAATGGAGATACTTCTCCAGCAAATGTTCAGGTTATTAAAGACGACCAAGAAGGAAGTTGGATTGATTTACAAAAGATAACCGACCAAAATATAATAACTGCTAATAGATGGCAGCCATCACTTTCAGGTATTGTTAGCTCAGGAAAAATGAATAACACAGGAAGTGAGATTAGAATTGCGTATGATTTAGTTATGACAACAGTTATAAAAGACACATCTGAAATGCTGTTAAATGGAATCAGAACAGTTCTATACAATGAAATGGGCTATGACCCTAAAGACTTAACTATACACTATGAGCCGCCAATCTCTTACGCTAATGATGTGGATATTAGAGAGGTTTTAACTATTAATGAGCAGAGAGCTTTAATTGATGAGGATTTACCTATGTTGAGCGATGGAGATATGTTTGTAGCTGATAGAGAGATTATAGTCACTCAAAGAGATGAAGATGGAGATGGAGAGATAGAAGATGAAAAATCAGTAACAATAGAACAATAGGAAATGGCAAATTATAGACAATATGACCCTTTAGTTACCGCAGGAGAAGTAATAGAAAAAACATTTACTAATAAAAATACAGACCCTGTGCTTGTCTCTAGCAACACAATAGTTTTAGCAGAGCTTGCTCATATTAGACCTTTATTAGGAGAAAAGTTTTATGGAGAATTAAAGCTTCAACACAATAACGGAACTTTAACGGCTGATAATCAAACTTTTATGACTTATTATTTAGAAGATTGTTTAGCGTGGTTTGTGAGATTTGAGGTTGTAAATGATATTATGAATAACATAACTTCTAGTGGTGTAGTTCATAATCTAGATGAGTTTTCTAGAGTTATAGACGACAATGATTATAATATGTTTAAGCAAGATACATATAGAAAGGCTGAAATTTTTGCTGAAGATATGATGGATTATTTAAATGGAGATGACCAAGACGGTATGTTTACCACTTATGAGGATAATAAGCCTAAAAGCATGAGTGATACATATAAAAATCATGGAATGATATTTTATGATAGTATATATGATTATACAGGGGGAGACGCTTGTCCTTCTTGTAATTCTTATTATGGGTATTGTAAATGTCAAGGGTGTACAACTTGTTAAAATATAAATATGGCGGCAAACGAACATAAAAACTTATTAGATGTAAACAGACATAACCCTATGGGATTTGAGTCTGCTAGAAATAATAGCTTTCTTTCTAAAGGAAATGGCGCTACTGCTGATGGTTTAGATGGTAGTCTTGGTTGGGTAAGAAATACAAAATGCCTAGTATTGAGTTACGGGACAATAGAAACTACGCTAGCGGTTACAGGAGATGCTGACTATATTTATATGCCTTACGATTTTAGATTAACAGAGGTAAGGGCTAGTATTTTTGAAGTAGCTGATGCTACCGTAACAGTAGACATAAAAAAGGCAGGCGTTAGTATTCTTTCTACCTTGCTAACTATTGATGCTACCGAAAACACATCAGTAACTGCGGCAACAGCAGCTGTTATTGATACATCAGAAATAGGAGATAACTCTAAAATAACGATAGACATAACTACCATTGGTGGTGCTGGAAACGAAGGAACAGGCTTAAAGGTTTATTTATTAGGCCATAAAGAATATAAATAATAATATAAAAAAAATGAAAGGACAAATGAATGATACAATACAGGTGGTGGTTGCTAATACAGCAGGAATAGGGGTGTCCTTATCTCAAGTAAATGAATTGTTAACTTTTGTATCGCTTTCTCTAGCGATTATGTTTACAATTTATAAGTATGTAAAAATAAAAAATAAATAGACATGGCAGGAACAATAACAAAAGCTCAATTAGATGTTAGTATAACGGAAACGGTAACTTTAAATGGTGTTACTTACGGAAACAATTTAAATAAATCTTTTGCTGGTAATGGTAAGGTTGACCAAAGGATTATGACTATTGCTGCGAAAGGAGAAGAAGGTATGACTGTAACAACTATTCTTGCTTTATCTACAGTAGATGCAAAAGGGCAAGTTGTAGTAGCTGATTATTCTTATTTTAGAATTACGAATACTGATGATTCAAACGCTCTAATATTAGAGTTATACAATGGTGCTGATTATATTTATTTTAATGTTGAAGCGGGAGAAAGCTTTATATTAATGAGTCCTGAAACAGATTATTTAGCAGCTTCAGGCCCTGTTACTTTTGCAGATATTCAGCAAATAAATGGAGCAAGCGCAAGCACTACAGAAAGTATAGATATAGAGTATGTTGCTGTAACTAAAGGAGGTATAGAAGAGGGAGAATAATAAAACATGGCTAAATTAAGCTTTATATTTCGTGAAGGCACAAGAAAAAAAAGAAAAGGGGTGCATAGCAAAAATGCTTCAAAATCTCAAAATGGCTATAAGAAAAAATACAGAGGTCAAGGTAGGTAAAGCTAATCTACTTATAATTAGAGATACTTTTACTTCTAAATCTGTTCTAGGCAAACTCTATTGCAATGGAGAGTTTATGGCACATACTTTAGAATTGCCTTGGAAAGATAACCAAAAAGGTGTATCTTGCATCCCGCATGGTAATTATAAGTGCAGGGTAAGGTATAGAAATGAGAGTGGAAACTATGATTATGTTCACTTACTTGTGCAAGATGTAAAGGACAGAAGTTATATTTTATTCCATCGTGGGAACTACCCTTCAGACAGTAGAGGATGTATATTAACAGGAACCCATAGAGCGCAAACTCCTGATAAGATTTTGGAAAGCAAGATAGCTCATACTTACCTAATGAATTATTTGTTTAATAATAACTTAAGTGAAAATATAAATCTAACAATAAAAAATAAATAAAATGAAAAAATTAATTGAAAAATTTTTAATCGGTCAAATGCTAAAGTCAAAGAAATTTTGGTACACTATTGTAGCTGTAGTAGTTCAATTATTACACGATGCCTTTGGCTTAAATCCTGAAGAAACAGAAGCAATATTACACTCTATTATCGCTTTGATAATTGGTCAGGGTATCGCTGATATAAGTAAGTCAAATAAAAAATAGTATTTTTGAAAAAAAACTCATATATTTGCAGACCTTCTTATGAGTGTTTTCTAGGATGGTCTAGTTAGTAGTTAAGAGTGGGGAGTTAATAACTTCTCACTCTTTCTTTTTATAAGGGTCTTTTTTCTATATATTTGAGACATGAAAAAGTATGGAAGAAGATTAAGGTTAACTCAAGAAGAAGAAAACTTAATCTATCAACATAGAGCAAAGGTTGTAGATAATATAAATAATAATACAGCTTTAGACGAACATCTTGAAGATAGGGGGATAGACAAAAAAGATGTTGTTTCTGTAAAACATTGGCAATCAGCCAATGGGGAATATAGATTTTCAATAGTAACTAAAGAAGATTGCGGATTAGACGAGAATAAAATTTTTAAAAATGTAAATAATTTTATTGAGAAATATTCTCCTGATTATAAAAAAATTAAAAGAAAAAAAGGCTCTCACTTATTAGTAGTTAATCCAGCTGATATACATATAGGAAAGTATGCTAGTGAATTAGAAACAGGGGAGTCATATGACTGTGAAACTGCTGTGTCTAGAGTGGTTGAAGGTGTGCAGGGTATTATAGACAAATCTAAAGGATTTGATTTGGATAAAATTTTATTTTGTATTGGTAATGATGTGCTACATATAGATAATGTATATAATACTACAACCAAAGGAACTCATCAGGATACTGATGGTAAGTGGTGGGAGCATTATGAGATTGCTTTAATGTTGTATGTTAAGGTTATAGAAATGTTAAGAGAGCTTGCTCCTGTTGATATTTTACACTCAATGTCAAATCACGACTATCAAAGTGGCTTTCATTTAGCTCATACTTTAAAGTCTTGGTTTAGAAAAGCTGAAGATGTAAGGTTTGATATAAGCGTCTCTCATAGAAAATACTATCAATATGGTAATAATCTTATAGGATTAGAGCATGGAGATGGAGCTAAAATGGATAAACTTCCATTATTAATGGCGCAAGAATGTCCTAAAATGTGGAGCCAAACAAAATATAGGTATTGGTATTTACATCATATACATCATAAAGTAAAACATAAATGGCTAGACTCAAAAGATTTTATTGGTGTTACTGTGGAATATATGCGTTCGCCTAGCGGAACAGACAGCTGGCACAACAGAAAAGGATTTACAGGTGTTCCTAAAGCCTGTGAAGGTTTTATTCACGATAAAGAAAGCGGTCAGGTAGCAAGATTAACACATTATTTTTAACCCTTAACTAAGGGTATAGCATACTCTTAAAGATAAATATAAAGATAAATATCAATTTAAAGATATAATACAATAAAATTAAAAAAAACTTGTAAAAAAGTTTGGTAGTTTAAAAAATTGTTGTATCTTTGTACAGAATTTCAACTAACTAACTATTAACGAAAACACTAAATTATGAAAAAACTAGAGAAAATTTTAACGGAGACATTAGACTATTTATCAGTAAGCGAATATAGTGATAATGCCTTAGACACAGCAATAGAGATTTGCACAAAACACCTGCCTTTTATGGATGAATGTAAAGACAAAAGACAAATGGTAGTATTTACTTTATCTGACAATCCTAAGTATTGTGTAGATTTAGTGGACTATTATTATGGTAATGGTATTAACGAGGATTTAGAAAACAAAATAGAACCCTATTACCTTAATCAATTTACAAATACACTTGCACACGATTTATTAGGACTATATAAGAAAGAAGAGTTCTTTGTTCCTAGAATTAATAACGATACTGTATAGATATGAATTACGATAATTGGAAATTAAGCAACCCTATAGATGATGGGCAGGGATACGGAATGGTAAGCTCTTGTTGTGGCTCTAGCTACGAGGAAGAAGTACCTACCTGTGCAGAGTGCGGCTCTGACAATATAGGAGAGAAATGCGCTGGAGATGAGGGGTGGACAGTATGTGATGATTGCGGTGCTATAGAGCAGGGATATGAATATATAGATATCTGTAATGAATGTGGAGAGGAATGTGAAATAATAGAAGAACACGAATATAAAGCATTAGCAGAAGAGAATTACAGAGAAATGATGAGGGATGATTGGTAGAGTGTTGATTCTAATTCTGTTTATATGTTTATCAGGATGTTGCACTATTAAAAATGTGGATGACACAGAACATTTATGGATGGGAGGGGATGGAGTGGAATTTTACGAATAAATTATTAACTAAACTATTTAAAAATGGCGAAAACACAAACGAGTGATATTCTACAGCACTTAAAAGAAGGTAGAAGATTAACACAAAAAGAAGCTATAAATCAATATGGAGCTTATAGATTATCAGGAATTATTTACTCTTTAAGAAAGCAAGGACATGATATAATTTCTATACCAACAGAAGTTCCTACTCGCTATAAAAAGGCGGATGGAGGTTTAAAAACAACAACAGTTGTTAACTATAAGCTTAACAAAGATAAAAAAACAAGCTTTGATTCTAGGCTTAAAAATCTTATAGATTCACTTATTAATTAATTATTAACTAAAACTTTATTAAAATGAAAAAAGTTGAAAACACTACGGAAGTAAAAGAAACAAAAGAAGAAACTTTAAAAAGACTATTTAGAGAAAATGGACTTGTTAAAGAAGATGTTTATAAAGACAAGCGTGGCTTTGTAATTATAACTAGAACAGGTATAGATAAGATTGTAAGCAAGAAAAACATTATGGTAGCTTACGAACCTATCGTTATGCAAACTGATTGGGTTGTTATGAGAGCAACAGCAACAATGAAAACAGGACACAGAGAATCAGATGTTAGAAACATGATGAGTTTTGGAGAAGCTTCTGATAGTAATTTAATGGGAGGTGGTAAAAAGTTCCCTGTAGCTATGGCAGAAAAGAGAGCTATGAGCAGAGTTGTGTTGAAGATTGCTGGTTTTTATGAGCAAGGAGTATTTGGTCAAGATGAGATTGTAGATGACTAATAATGAACATGAAGAGTGGATGGAGGATGTTGTTAACGGCAAGCCAAAAGAAGCAGAACATTGGCAGCTTAATTATATTGAGAGCATCCTTCCCTACACTTCTTTACCTAGCTCAGACAAAGAAAATATATTGTTAAATATAAATGAGCTTTCAGAAATAGAAGCAGAAGAAATATTAAAATATTTAAAAGAGAATGAAATCAAAAGAGACCCGAAAGACCAATACGAACAAATGCGAAAAAATGGAGTCTTTGATAGTTGAGATACATAAACATCACAGCAAACCATTTACCTACATTGTTTTCAATTCAAATGCTAGTCAAATGATAGGAGAGATTGTAGAAGATGATATTATGAGTGTGCTAACAGAGAAAGATGTAAGAAAGTTTTATAATAACAAGCAGAGGAAATTTTTAGTACCTATTAATTCATTAAGAAAAATTATTGTTAAACCAAAATATTATTAAAATGAAAAATGATTATGAAAAAGTAAGAAACTCAAGAAATGAGTTGGAGGCTATTCTTAGAATAAAAGGAATATCAAAACAAAAGTTTGGCAGGATACTAAACATTAAAGGCTCTACTATTGAAAGGTATTTAGACTACCCTTATCTAATAAGGTATTATCATATGTTAAGGTTAGCTAAATTTTTAAATGTAGAAGTTAAAGATGTTATTGATATTATAGAAATAGACCTTAAAGATAATTTTAAAGTGGAAGGAGAAACTGATTATAAAGAAAATGTAATACAATGGGACAGAATAAGATAAGGATTAAGTCATTAGCGTTTACCGATGAAAGAAACAAAAGAATTAAAGGAGAGATAGAGAGATTGTATGATTTAGAGTGGTATATAGTAACATCTAAATCTAGAAAGATTGAAATTATTGAAGCTAGAAGGGTGTACTGCGCTTTATTAAGGAATATTTTCGGTCTCCCCTTACAAACTATTGGAAAGATGGCAAACACTCATCACGCTACTGTTATGCACGCGGTAAAGATGCACAATACTTATAGCGAGCTTTATAAAGGGTACGATGATAATTACAATAAAATTAAGAAAACTTTAGTAGATAAGAATAGTATTGAGTATTTTATGGACGAATTAAAACATTTGGAAAAAATGAAAAATAAAATACAAAAACAAATAGATTCTTTAGTTCAAAACCAAGCACAAAATTTAATAACCAAAAATGAATAAAATGTCAGAAAAAAATTATGTAGCAAGTAGTATAAAAAAAGTTACTACTCAATATGGAGATTTATTTAACGCAAGTTTTAAAGTAGATGACTTGCAAAAAATAGCAAAAAAAGGATGGTGTAACATAACGATAGCAGAAAGGAGAGAGCCTTCTGAAAAAGGAGCAACTCATTACGCTTACGAAAATACTTATGAGCCGCCAAAAGAAGTTAAAGCTGATAATGTAGAGGATGAAGATTTGCCATTCTAAAAACATTTAGGAGAGGGGAGGTTGTAATCATTAATTATTAACCAGCAGTTATACTTTGAAAGATTACTATTTTCCTTCTCTCTTCTAAATTATTTTAAATAAAGTGCTAAATAATTTGGTCAATTCAAATATATTTCGTATCTTTGTATAGAATTAAGTGGAAGTACAAAGGTCAGGTTAATTCTTGAGCCACTTATATAGATTTGGGAGGTTCGGTATCTACTTGTAGGGTTAAAAATACCCTTAATTGAGGAGTTTCGCCCGAGAATAAACCTCATGCTTGGCAGGATAGGGTAAAATGCCCTCCCATTTCTTTTCTAACTAACTATTAACTAACTAAAAGAAAACGCGTATGAATAGAAAACAATTACTTATTGAGACTTTATCAATTCAAACCACAAGTGGTAATGAATATGATATGATTACTTATATTTATGAATTTTGCAAAGCTAATGTTCCTAATGCAGAAGTAGTGATAAACAAAAACAATATATACATAACTAAAGGTAGCTCTAAAATATATCCATGTATAGTAGCTCACACAGACACAGTACACGACATACATAAACACTATAAGGTTTTTGATGATGACGGGTGTTTGTTCGCTTTTAACTCTGAAACAGGAACACAGGTAGGTGTTGGTGGGGACGATAAAGTGGGAGTGTGGCTAGCATTACAAATGCTAATGAAGTTTGATAAAATCAAATGTGCCTTTTTTCATTCAGAGGAAATTGGTTGTATAGGAAGCCGAAATGCAGACATGGAATGGTTTAAGGATGTTGGATATTGTTTACAGGGCGACAGAAGAGGTAATACTGATTTTGTAAACAACATATCAGGAAGGCTTTTTAGTGATGAATTTAGCAATGCTATAGCTCCTATACTTGCGCATCATGGATATAAAGAAACTTCAGGAGCCATTACAGATGTAGGGCAATTAGCAGAGAATGGTGTTGGTGTTTGTGTAGCAAATATGAGTTGCGGATACTACTCTCCACATTCAGACGATGAGGTTGTTATATTTGATGACGCTAATAATTGCTTGAATATGATGATTAACCTAGTTAAAGAATTAGATTGTAATAAATACGAAAATAAATTTATTTTTGGATATGCAGATTACGAGTATGGAGATTTTTATGGAGCCAATAGAGATTATTGGTACGGAGATTCAGAAGTAATTCACGATGAGGATGGGGTTGAGTGTTGTTATTATTGCGGGTGTAAAAACTTAAAACCAAGTAAATGGAGTACAGATAAAGAAGATTGGAGATTTTGTCCTGATTGTTGCAGCGATATTCAGTTAACAACAACAGAAGAGCTAAAAGACCCTAATCAAATGGAAATAGATTATGAAGATATATCTGACAACTATGATGGCTCAATCAAGCACAAGCAAATAGTCAACCAATATTTAATTAACTATCAAAAAAATAAATAGATATGGCAAAGAGATTTACAGATACAGACAAATGGAAAAAAGGTTTTATTAGAAACCTGCCTGCAAAGTTTAAACTATTATGGCTATACATATTAGATGATTGCAACCACGCAGGAATATGGGATACTGACTTTGAAGTCGCTTCTATAAGGATAGGAAGCAAAATAAACCCTACAGAAGCGGCTAAAGTTTTTGAAAGTCAAATAAAAATATTTGATGATGGTAATAAATGGTTTATACCAAAGTTCATAGACTTTCAGTACGGAACACTTAACGAAAACTCAAGACCTCATCAAGCTGTAATTAAGCTTTTAGACAAGCACGATGTGTATAATATAGAAGGTATAAGCCCTGTTGATGTTGCTGGATTTGATGGAGAGATAAAGAATCCAGTTAAACTAAAAAGGTTTAAAAAGCCTTCACTAGACGAACTAGAGATTTATTGCGTAGAAAGACAAAACAAAGTTGATATACAAAAGTTCTTTGACTTTTACGAAAGCAACGGATGGAAAGTTGGGAAAAATCCTATGAAAGATTGGAAGGCGGCAATTAGAAATTGGGAGAAAAATACCTATGAAACTGCTAGACCGAATAATAAAGGCAGTAAGGTTGAGTCTCAACTAAATTCGTGGCAGAAAGCTAGAGATATAATACAGAATCAATAATGAAATACATAAAACAAGAAAACAAAAAAGAACTAACATTAAAGTGTGTTGATTTAGTTAGCAAGACTTTTGTAGAATTAGGTCAATCAAAGAGCGAGCAGGATATAGTTATCCTAGCTCAATCTCTTTGTGAAGATTTGTACGCTGACTTTAAGAATTTAATGTTTGAGGACATTCAAATGGCTTTCAGAAAAGGTGTTAGAGATACAGATTTGTTTGTGCTTAATGTAAAGACATATTATGTTTGGATAAAAAAATGGAGAGCTGTAATATGGGAAGCTAGAAACAAGGTTGAAAACGAGGGAGCTAAACCTTCTGATGTTATAGGATACCGACCTGAACCTAAACTATTAACTTAATTGTATAAAAATGGAAAAACACAAAACAGACCCAATAAATCTAATGAAAATGTGGCTCTATATGGGAGAGCTAACCAATCAAACTAGAAAAGAAAAGCTGGCGTATAAAGAGCTTATTATTTTCTCTACACATGGTATAATAAAGCCTGAAGATTGGGAAGGATTAAGCTTTGAGGAGAGAGAAAAAAGAATAGAATTATTAACAAAAGAACTTTAAAAAGATGTCATACACTAATATATTTGAGCCTTTGCTTTGTATATCTTTGTGCCTAGCTTTAGGGTTTATTATTGGAGCTATTTGCACTCTTTATACTGTAGCACAAGAAAGTAAAGCCACTCTAAAAGAGCTGGATAAATTTAGAAGGCTTTATTTTTATGAGCTTAAAAAAGCTAAACTAAAAGATTGTGAATACGAAAAGCATTATAACGGATATGAAGATGATGGATACGAAGCTTACTAAAAATTATTATCTATCTTTGAATTATAAAGAAAAAATAAAAACCTTGAGAAGGGCTTTAGATTTTAACCTGAATGTATTTTTTGTTATAGCAGATTACTATTTAAAAGCATCTGAAGAGGAGGGCGGCCTTTCTAAAAAAATTATTGAGAGGGAAATGAAAATAGGATTAAGAAGAAAATACTACACTAAAACAGATACAAATGAGTAGAGATAATAGAGTTCCTCATTACTACATGGGCAACAATGGTTATGAAGCTAGAAAAGTAGTTTCAGGATTTGACTTAAACTATAATATAGGAACCGCTGTTACCTATCTTTTGAGAGCAGAAAAGAAGCACGCAAAACCAATAGAGTGTATCAAAAAAGCAATAGCACATTTGGAGTTTGAGCTAGAGAAAATAGAAGAAATAAAACAAAAATAAAATGAGCTACTTACATCATTTAAAAAGACATAAGCATTGTAGCGATTCTAGATGGATAGTTAAATACGACTCAAAAGATTTTGTTAGGGAAGTTAAGCTTGTTTATAATCCTGATGAGTATAGCAGGGAAAACGCTAAAATTTATGGCAATAAAGCAAGAAAGCTTCACACTAAAGAAGAGTTGATAGAGGTATTAGAGATAGAAAAAGAAAAACGAAATGGGTAAACCTATATATAGGGTTA